GGGAAACCTTCTATCGGGATTCACTCTCAAGACACGGGGAGAATAAACTAAGGTCAATATGGAGGTCGCCATAGATCAAACGACGTCCGGTTCCGCATTGTGTGGTTGCATTCCTGGTAACGCGGGTTTTCGAGTCTGCACATGTCCCACGGGAAACGGGGAATTAGGGTCCCAACGTAACCGGTGCACGAGATGGGCAAGTGTAAGTCCCACTGTGCTGAAGCTGAAACGCAGCAAACGTACAAAAACAATCCAACGATGGATCGAGTTTAATGAGAGGAGGGCGGAAATTAAGCTTGAAAACATCTGGCTACAAGCAAGATACGACGAGATAGCCGAGAGCGAGCGTAAGCTCATAGAAATTGAGAATGGCAAGGGAAAGTGTCTAATCACCCGACCAGCCTTTCTCAAGCCTCAGGCTTCTCAAGAGCCCGGCTCAGACCAACAAGCATTAATCGGTATGCTTGGGTCGGGCGCCTCGAAGGGAGATGGACCCCCTAAGAGAGTTTGGAAACCGAGAAAAGAGGTCCCCGGCGTGGATCCTAATCAACACGCCGATGCCCTGGCCAGGAAAGACGCCGAGATCGACTCGCTCAAGGAAAAGATCAAGGCTAAAGAGGCTAAGGAAGAACAGAAGCAGTTGGAGAAGGATCAGTTGGAGCGTGCCGAGTATCAGTCACTGTTGAGTGGCGTGGCTGAGCTTGACATCGAGTATGGTCCACTCGTTCCAGAGCATTATGTGTCATGGGGTTTGCCACAGGAGTATGAGCATAGGTACAGATTCATCAAGTTGTTTGACGACGATGAGGTGGATTTGAGAGCCGATGCTACGAAACTGATGGATTTGAAACACCTCAAGACATTGAAGGCTGAGTTCGAGTACACCCATAGGACCCCAGGGTGGTTCACCGACAATGTGAAGACCAAACGATTCACAGCTTCTTTAGAGGCAATAGTCCAGCTCTGTGCTCCGTCCATTGTGGCACCCTACATGGACCCAAGCACGGCTGCTGAGAGGCTGAGGTATGCAGCTCAGTCTCTGTACACAGTTAACACCAACAGATATGATGCTCTGAAGGGTGAGTTTCCGATCCAGAATGCTGTGTATGTTGCTTATGCCCTCTACGTAAAATCCGCCAAGAAGATGAAGGACCTGGATTTTACGAATGCCCTTGCAGGCAACCAAACCGCTCCCAGCTCTTTCCCGGGTTTGGCGTACCTATCGTTCAGTGCAGCCGCCTCAGCTGCAATGTCCGGACTCAAATTCACAAAGGAAACGCTCCAATCGGCCTCTACGGTTATCGTTACGGCGAAGTCGATTTGGGCCCACTTCCCGAAGTGAAGTCCTCAGTCCGGTTTAAGGACCATCCTCCTCCGAAGGAAAAGAGGAGGATTGTCCAGTCCTCATTGGGATGTCATGTGCAGGGGGCTGCCATGCCACACCCATGTCCTGACGATAGAAATACGATGCTTGCAGGGGTTATTAAAAGATTTGCCAAGAAACCTCCAGCGCCGGACGGGGATCTGATGCGTGAATTTGGGGATTTTGTTGATAAGTTTCTTAAGGAGCATTTGGTGCCCTTAGATGCTGATTCAGACGTGTCTGTGGAGACGTGGTTGTCAAAGACCAAATATCCTATGGCACGTAGGGAGGAGTTGCAGAAACTCCACAACGAATTTCCAGTTTGCGAACCACGCTTTCATAAGGTGAAGGGCTTTATGAAGGATGAGACGTATCCGGAGTACAAGAACGCTAGAGGAATAAATTCAAGGCATGATAGGTTTAAGACGGAGGTCGGACCTGTCTTCAAATTGATTGAGGAGCAAGTCTATAAACTGCATTGGTTCATCAAGCATGTCCCGGTGGCGGACAGGCCCCGAGTGATCAAAGAGAGGCTCTTTGCACTTGGGAGGTTATACTATGCCACTGACTACACCGCATTTGAGTCATTGTTTACAAAGTGGTTGATGCAAACTTGTGAGTTCAAGTTGTACAACTACATGACTCAAAAGCTCCCGTGCCACGAGAAGTTCATGCACCTTGTCAATGAGGTCCTAGGCGGTCTTAATCACATCGTCTATAAATTCTTCGGCATTGACATTGAGGCAACTCGTATGTCAGGCGAAATGTGCACGTCACTCGGAAACGGATTCACCAATCTTATGGTAGCACTCTTTGTTGCATTTAAGAGCGAGTGCATTATTGATGGGTTCGTTGAAGGTGACGATGGATTGTTTGCACTTTTGTCTGGCAAGGGTCTTGACGAGAGCTTGTTCAAGCGGTTGGGTCTAGATATAAAATTGGAAAAGCACACTGACTTGTGTTCTGCAAGTTTCTGTGGAATCATCTTTGATCCTGATGATTGCATAAATGTGACTGATCCGAGAGAAGTTCTAGCTGGATTTGGCTGGACTACGAATCTCTATTTTAAAGCTGGTGAATCACGGCGCTTGGATTTGTTGAGAGCAAAGAGTCTTTCCTATGCTCACCAATATCCCGGCTGCCCGATTATCGCTGAGTTAGCCCAGTATGGTTTGAGAATGACCCGTTCCCGCGATGTTCGACATTTTGTCGCGGAACGATGGCAAACATCTCAGTGGGAGAGGGAACAATTGTTAAGCGTCATCAATGACCGAGTTCCCAAGAAGGAAGTAGGAATGAGTACACGGCTACTTGTTGAGAGGAAGTATGGAATTCCAATCGAGATTCAGATCAAGATTGAGAATTACTTACGTTCGCTCGATGAGTTGCGTCCCCTGGACATAAGCTGTTTCGACCTGATGGTACCGCGGTCCTGGACTGATTATTTCAGCAGGTATTTATCATTGGGGCTGGAGCAGAACCCTCCTTGTGCCCGCGTGGAAAAACTTCCATTTCCTAATGTCAAAGTTTAAGTGCCAACTATAAAGACCACATCGCTGCCATTGGATCATCCTGCG